GATATAGTTTGGATCCATTGATGAAGCAAGTCCATCCGGGTCAATTGTAAAGGTTACTTTAGTCGGATTATCCTTATCTACTCCTTCATGTCTAACCATATGGTAAACCGTATAAGGGAGTACATTATAAACTCCAAATTCTTCTGAGATTTCTAATTTTAGAAAGAAATCGCCATACTTACACATATTTCTAATCCATGACCATAAATTAAATTCAATATTTAATACATCATAGTATAGGTTGTATAAAACTCTCTGTATATTCTCATCTGAGGATTTTATAGATAATACTTCATTGTACTCATTTCTTAGGGTAGCTTCATCTGCTAGGATATCTAAACATGATGCAATAAAAGGATCTGAATCCATTGCTTCGTAATCAGAATATAATTGAATCCTTAATGTTTGGTAATTAAGATTGGGATTAAATATATTCTTATTGTTGTATATGTATAGACGTGAGAATCTATCTAGTAATGCATTTGTTTGATATTTACCAGTAGTTTGTATCTGGTTGATATCTGCTATTTTTAATTCATCTCCTCCTACATTCCTAACTAAGATGTCTGTTGAGAATAATCTCTGTAGATTGGAGAATAGATTTCTTTCTGCCATTGTAAAATATTTTATTTATAAATAGGGGTTATCCCAATAGCCAGGAAAGATCCTCATCCCCGTGCTGTGTTTTCATAAGATAAGGATTATTTCTCATAGGAGCAACGTTAAAAACCGGTGTACCTTCTCTTTGATTTAGACTTACAAGTGAATTCATTGTAGCTCTTGAAAGGTCCATTCCTTGTTGTCTCATTCTAACAGCTGTATCTCTAACATAAAGTGCAATGGCAAGTGGCATTACAAGGTCATCATTATAACCTACCTGGGCTTGTGGTTTTCCATTCTTCCAAATAAATACCCTTAACTCGGACATTGTTCTCTTGGACTTGATTGTAACGGATTTTTCTCTAATATATTCAGTTAGTTTTGCTATTACAAGAGGTCTTGTTTTTAATGACATTGTAAATCCTGGAACTAGCTTATCTCTTTCGAATTTGGCCATATAAGATTCTACTGTTTCAGTATCTGATCTTGATGAGTAATATAGGTTTTTATATTCTCTGGCAAGTACCTGTTCTATTGTTGACCATCCTATATTTGCATTTTCTATTACTAGTAGTGCATCATTATATTCTGTTGCTACTCCTACCAAGACATTTCCAAATTCTTTTGGTGATAGTTTACCTTTATATTCTCCGACTTGTGTACAAGATTCTATATCAAATATGTGGAATGTAGAGTAATCGGTGGAATCTCCTCTAGATACATCGGCAATAATCATATAAGATTTTTGATAATCTACTCCTTCCCATATCCAAAGATTTCCATCTACCCCTCTTTTTTCAATAGGTTCTTGTATAAATGTTTCTTCATAGAATGATAGTAATTCAGGTTCAATTACAGTATCTCCTGATGATAGAAAGTCACAGTCACATTCCTGTGCTGCTGCTCTTACTCCTAGTTTTCTATCTTGTTCATCTCTCCAGGATTGATCTCTTTCTGGATGTACTGTCCATGGTAGTTTTACTGGTATGAATCCGTTTTCTCCTGCTTCTGCATCTACCCATGCTTTATGAAACCAATTACCGATACCATTTGGAGTTGATAATGCCATACATTGTCCTCCTGTTGCTAGGGTTTGTTGTGCTGCAGTATATGTTTCTTCAATATTCTCAATGAAAGCAGCCTCATCTATTAATAACAATGATACCGCTTCCGAACGAGCAGCATCTGTATTTGATGATTTAGCTGTTATTTTAGAACCGTTTTTTAATCTAAGTGATAATTTATTTTTTTCTGTAAAAGGTAATTGTAACCATTTTGGTAGATTCTCATACATGAAAATCGTTTTAGTTACAAGATTTCTAGCTGTTGCTTGGGTAATAGCTAATGCAAGTACGTTTTTATCTTTATGGAAAAGCATTAACCAAAGTGCATATGCTGATGCTAGGGTTGAGATACCAAGCTGTCTTGATTTTAGAGTGATTATGTAATTCTCATCTCTGAATAAATGCAGTACGCTTTCTTGGAATGGATATAGATTGAATAAGATTCTACCTCTTTTTGGATGCTGTATGTAGCAATATTTTCTCATAAAGTATGCAGGATCTTTTGCACACTTAATATATTCTTGGGCTACTATTTGTTTTAAGTCTTGTTGTGACATATTATATAATTATATATAATAAATATCGGTATATAAAAATACCCACCTTTAAGGGGTGGGCGTGTTTTGTTTTTATTATCAATATTAGATCATTTCTCCGAATCTATCATCATCATCATCATACTCGTCATAATTATCATCATCGTAATCTGGGTTTTCAAGTTCGTCTTCAAGTTCTGCTATCTTTCCTGTACACCAACGTGTTAGTTCTTCGAGTGCATCTAACTGCCCCTGTAGGTCCATACCAGAATTATCTAGAAATTCTTCTGCTGCATCTACTAAACCTGTTGGTGCTTCGTATTCTTTTAACATTTTAGAGTTAGCAGTCAATTTATTTTCTACTAAGAATTTTCTTAAATCAAATCCTTCCTTTAAATCTGCTTTTACTTCTTTTTTAGTGAATTTTTTATCACCTATTTTTTCCATTTTTTCGATACCTTTTCTTAAAGCCATGATATCTTTTTTCATTTGTTTAAGTTTCTTTTGATCGATATGATCTGCATCATCTCCTTCTTCAAGTCCTGTACATTTTTTTTCTAACATATCAGCAACTCTTTTCATTTCTTGCATTTTAAATTTATGAGCTTCTTCATCTGTACTTTTATCAATTTCTTGCATAAGTTTTTCGATGTTCTCATATTTTGGAAGTGGTTTTTCTTCTACCATTTCATCTCCTGAAACTCCTTCTGAGTATTTAGGACCTTGTGCTGGTGGTAATCCTTGTTTTTCTCTTTGTCTGTTTACATTATCATCTCCATACCCTTCCAATCCTAAAGCGTTTTCTACTAGTCTTGTTAAGTATTTTTCTCTTTGTGTCATTGTATTTTCTTTTACTGTTTCTGTTTCTTTTTCTTTTACTCCTATCTTAGTAGTTTTACCCCAAGTAGATGTTTTTGTTTTTCCGTCTTTTGTTTTTAAAGTAACTTCAACTTTTCCTTTTGGTGTTTTAGCACCTGCTGATACAGATACTACTTCATCTCCTGATCCTATAATATCTCCTTTTTTAAGATGCTGTGCTTCTTTAGAGTTTTTTGATACTTTATATGATTTAGCTTCCATTACCGGTTTCTTCTTACCTTCATAAAGTGTTTCAGCAGCCATATCTGCTAACTCTCCTGATTGGTATAGTTCGTCTGTTAACTGGTCTAATTCTGGTTCACTCAAAGCTGTTCCATCTTCAAATTCTGCATACGCAACATATGCATCTACAAAGTCTGGGTAGTCATTTCTATCTACTCCGTCAATTTCTATTGATCCGTAGTTTACACCTTCCAATCCTTCAGGTAAAAGCTGTGTGTTTTTTGTAAGTTTATTCTCTGTTAAGAATCGTCTTAAATAAAAATTATCTGCCATTGTGTTTATATTTTTGTTTATAAATAGTTTATTATTTCTTAAAGTATATCTGCGGGTATGGGTTGTTAAAACTAAATCCTTTAGAAGGATCTGGTTTTGCTGCTGTTGAGGTATCTAATTTTCCTGAGTCGATTAGAGAATTAGCTTGATCCTTACTAAATGCTAAGTAGTCTAGGTTGTTATTAAAGAACAATAGTGATACTATCTTATTCTTTTTCATATAAGACTCTATATTTAATTTTAATAGATTTTTTTTAACTGTTGCGGTGTCTGTTAAGTCTGCTTTTCCATTAAAATATGTTTTAGCTACTCCTTGACTGTAATATATATTATCTAAACCATCTTGAATAACTTTAAATATCTGCTGGTCTGATTTACCTTCTTTTTTTGCTACATCATACAATGCCATAAGTCCGTAAGACATTACCCCTGTATTAGGTAAGTCTAGTAAAGCTTCTGCATCTACGTCTGAAAGAAGTTTATGTGACATTAATTCTAGTACATTTACATTTCCGGACATACCTCCTCGTTGTCCTAATCTTCCCCCAGTTCCTTTTATTTCTAGGTTAGTACCGTTCCATTTTAAGTCTCCTGAGGTATCACTATTATCTACGTCTTTGAATAATATTCCTAAAGCTACTTCTCCTCTTCCTATATTTGATCCATTATTATCAGAACCTGGTTCTATAGTAAAGAGATCTATAATCATTTGAGATGGAAGTTCTGTTAGTGTAGCAAAGTTATTATTTCCTAATTTAAGTTCTTTGGGTGCTTTTAAGTATTCTGATAGTTTTTCTACATCTGTATCTGCTATTCTATTAAATATTAATTCTACTGCAGAGTTACCTGATTTAAACCTATCTGCTGTAAAACCTTTATTCCCTAAGATTCCCATAACTGTATCATGGTAACCTACTTTTACTATTTCTCTGTGTATTTTTGCTAATTGATCTGCTGTTAGTGTTGCAGAATCTATAAGCGCTTTTAAAGAATCTTTTGTAAAGGCTGAGGATACTTCCTTAGGCTTTTCTTCCTCCATAACAATTCCATATTCTGAATAAATCTCTTTTAATATTTTCATATCGTCAGGATTATTCATATCTGGATATCCTTTTTTACAACGAAAAGCCCATTCCGTAACTAATTTGTCTGTAATGCTCATAACTTATTTTTATAATGATGTTGGTACTTCTTCTTCAGGACCTCCTCCTGCTTCAGCTTCCGGTTCAGCTCCAAAGTCAGCTGGTGCTTCTTCACCACCTACTGGTGCTTCTGCTCCTCCACCTCCTGCTGCTGGTTCAGCACCTGGTGCTTCTCCTCCAAATTGATCTGCTCCTGGTTCCTCTCCTTTAGAGATTGGTCCGCTTACTAGTATTCTATTTAAAGCATCAATTGCTTGTTGGTAGGTTGATACTGTTCCTAAATAATAATTCTTTCCTTCGATATTTGCATCAAAGTCTTTTCCTTCCCATTTCATATTGAATGTCTGTCCATTCTTTAATACTACAGTAAAGGTAGTTGGTTTAGGAGCAACCCATCTAACATCCTCTATAAATTCATCAAATTCATGAGTAAGTAATTTTACTAATGATTTTTTTAGGGTTGGAAATTTACCTAATATTAGTTGAGTAGATGTTTTTAATGCAGGTATTTCTGGAGTTTCTCTTAAGACTTCTACGTATGCTTCTACTATTATATCTCTTAGTTCTGATCTTTTCATTTTTGATTCTTTTTTTATATTAGTCTCCTCTCTTACTAACCTTACTGCCATTCTATTACCTGCATCAAGAGCTGCAAATGCTTGTTTAAACTTAGGGATTATTGGTGCTAGGTAGGTCTGTACCGCCTCCATTATTGGCTGTATTATGCTTACAAATCCTGTAAAAGCTGTTAGCGTAGCTGCCTTTAGTATTTTTTTTGGATCTAGGTATGACTTTAAAACATTCATAACTATGTCTTTTATGTTTGGTATTTTCGATAGATCAATATCTTGTGCTTTCAGCCAATCATCTATAACTACTCCTGCTTTCTTCTTTAGCCAGTTAATTAAGTATGCTATTCCTGTACCTAATAGAATTAGTATTAATACTTTTTTCCATGCTGATGATTCTGCTTGCATCTTGTTATACAGGTCTCTAATACTTGCTGCAGCCTGTGTTAATTTAATTTTATCCAAAAACTTAAGTATTGGATCTATAAAAGTTGTGTATGTATATCGTAGTAATGATTTTGAAAATGAATCTAAAAACTCAAAAGACGAAAATACTCTACCTAATACTACTGCTAAATCTTTAATATCAGTTACACTTTCAACTGCTTTATCATAAGCTTTTCCTGCATAGGTTTTTATTGTGTCTAAGAATGATTCATACAGTAAGTGTTCATAGATGATTCTTCTGTGCAATTCTTCATTCTGACTTTTTGATTCACTAATAGTATACTGTATTCCTAATACACCTTCTATGTAGTTCCTACTTAGATTCATTACTTATATCCTAGCTTTGTTAGTGTTTTTCTTACTTGTGTTTCTATAGATCCTCTAGTTGCTTTACCTGGTACTAATCCTAAGGTCTTCATCCATTCTTCAAATGCTCCTGGAAATTCATTTATATTATTGATGTTTTTTGATCTTGATTGTATAGTTGTTGATGATTGCTGTGCTTTTGATAATGCTTTTACGTCTCCTGGTGTAGTTGGTGTATTCTTTGCACCAGGTGTAGTTGGTGTACTTGCTGTTACATCTGCTTCTTGTAGAGCTATTGCTGCAATATTAACTTGCTGTTGCTCAGGCTTATTTACTTCATAATCTAAGTACTGTCTTGCTGCAGATAAATTTGCTTTTGCATTAACAATTTTTGCTTGCCACCAATGTGGAAAATCTACTTCTCCTTGTCCTTTAAATTGAGATACTAATTCATATAAACTTTTTGATGATTGCATTATACCGTATATGTCTGATAGAAGCATTCCTGGTTCATCATCTTTATGTCCTAAGTCTAAATCCTCGTTTACATTATCCTGTTGTCCGTCTTTCTGCAACCTCTTTAATCGCTTAATCTGCTCTGCTATCGCATTTATGTATGAAGCTAGTTTTTGATCTTGCAGTACTTCCGGGTGGTTTTGCTGTATACCTTTAGCTAATGCTATATAAGCATCACTCATTGCTGATATAATACCAATCATCTCTGCGGTATTTTTATCAGTTTTTTGGATAGTACCATCTCCACCTTTTGTAAAATCTGCGTAAGATATGTCTTCGTTTACTCCTTTCCATCCCTGTGATCTCAATACTTGCATTATTGCATATACAGCATCTTGGGTTGAATAGTCATACATTTTTGCCAATCCTCCTACAAATCTATTTACATATTTTGTAAGTTCTGGGTTTGTCATTTCATTTATATTTTTAGAAATAGCTTGTCTTCTTTTACCTAAGTATTTATCTGTTGAATTTACTTTTCCATCATTATTGATATCGCTATCCTCTTTTCCAACTGCATCTAATTTTTCTGCTATTTCATCATCTTCGTAATCATCATCAGGAGCATCACATGCTTCTAAATCGTATTGAAGTTGTTGTTTCAATTCTCTAGCTGATTCTCCTGGATAATCTTTTTTAAGTCTAGCTAAGATTTGAGGATCATAGATCATAGAATCTGCTAGATCGGATGCAAATTCTGTACTTCCTGCATCATCAATTGCTCCTTGCAATACTTCTCTATACTGTTCTTCTGAATAAGGAACAACTCCTTGAGGTTTTGTTTCTTCTGGTTTTACTATCTTAGATGCTCTTAGTCTTACAGCTACTGGGTCATTTATATCTCCTTCTGAAATATATTTGTTTATCTGTGAAGGATCTGATTCTGGTTCCATTGCTGCCATTTGATCATACTCTTCAGGACTTGGTTCTGTCGTATATTTTTTTAAAACATCTGCTAATTTATCTTCTAGGTCAGGAGTTGGGAGAGAGACGGTATTTCCTTGTGTTATTATGAAGTCTACAAGTTCTATTGGCTCGGTTCCTGAATGCAGTGTAATACTTTCTGCATCTGGATCTAAAGTAAATTTAAACAGGTCTTGTCCTTTATCATTACCGTATTTTACTCTGATTCCAAACTTATTAAGACCTATTCCTGTTAGTCTAATATCAACTACTTCATCTCCTTGTCCTCTCAATACTTTTAGTAGTGATTTACCTACAGTTTTACCTATAGCTCCTGATTCTTCTGCAGTGTATTTCCTACCTGCTTCTTCTTTTATCCTCTTGCCATCTCCTGTTTCCACTGACTTAATATCTTGGTTATTCTTCATGGATGCTAGTTCTTGATCAGATGTGTAGTCGATTACTTTCTTAGCACCTTTTGCTGTTTGTATGAAAGCTGTTTTTTCTTCTTTTACTAATTGCATTAGTTTTTTCATATTGCTAGTCTATAAATATAGTGATTATTTCTCTATTATACAAATAAATAGAGATTTTTTTTATTGACAATGGTAATTTAAGTATCTCTGTAATGCTTTTGCATAATGGGTACCTTTATCTTCTAGTTCTGCTTTTGCTGCTCTTACTTTTGAACAAGATAATTTACCAAGTCTATCCTTTAATATTCCTGGTTTAACTGGATCATGCTTACTTTCTTCTACTTCCATTAACTTTTTTCCTGCTGCTACAGCTGCTTTATAAGCTTTACTACCTTTTCTTGCAGGCTTTCTACCGCTTTTTCGTTTAGCATTTATGTTATCCCAAAGGCTTTCTTCAAGAACTTCTTTAATTATCTTTCTTAGTTGATTTTTTTTCATTCTCTAAAGTATAATAGTAAATATTTTCATTTCCTTTTTCCATTGTCCATTTATCAGAAACTGATTCACAAAACCATTCTTTATTATCAATCATCCAGTCTGGTTTTTCAGGGAATGGTTGAGTTACAAAAGACATATCTCTCCACATTAGTCTATTATTAGGTTGGAGAGTAAAGTTTCCGTTATCAAGTTTAATTAAATGGGCTGCTTTGTATTGGGTAGGTTCGTTGGAATATGGGTTATTGAACCAATCAAAAGTCATTAAGTAATTTCCCCACTCTTTACTTCCGTCTTTAAATATTGCTTTTACTCTTGATTGAAGTAGGTAATCATATGTTGTACAAGATACGTCATGTCCGAAACAATCCCATAATTGTAAATGGTCTAAAGCCATTCTAGGTGCATCATCTTTCCAAGCAAGCATATGAATTGGAACTCTGGACCTAACTGCTCCTTCATCTGTCATTACATGGAAGGTAAGTGCTCTTCCTCCTACAGATTGTACTCCAAACACTATTATATCTTGCATACCTTCTCTTTGGTCATGTTGGTACATATGCTCGATTCTCATCTTAGCATAGAAATGAGGTATTGATGTATTAAGTGTTGACATTATTTTTCTCTTATTAATAGTTCGCCTAATACTTCTAATCTTCCTACCTCTCTTTGGAATTCAATCGGTGACATATCAAGTGAGATCTTTTTATAAGTCTCTTCAAACTCTTTCTCTGCTTTTTCCATATCAAGTTTCCCCTCGACTGCTTTCTTATAATAAGGAGCTTTTACTTTAAAGTGGTGCCAGGTAAGTAAGGCTAGTCCTCCTTTTTCGTGAGCATTTGATGCTATTTTAGCTGCTCCTTCTCCTCTGGTTTTAGCAAAGTCTTCAAAGCTTTCTTTTGCTTCTCTTAATAATTGTAGTAGTTTCATAGTTATTTTGTTTTACCCCAAGTTTTACCTTTTCCTTTTGTTTTACATTGGGCGGGTGTTGGTCTACAGGCTGGGTATTTTGATCTTTTTTCTCCTTCTTGTCTTCCGCAGGATTTATATCCTCCTTTTCCGTCAGGTGCATTACAGTCAACCCATCCTTTAGATTTTCCTTTAGCTCCTTTTCTTGAGAACCATTTATGAAGACTTTCATCTTCATTTAATTCTATTTGTTCTAAATCAATAATATCATCAGGTTTAATTTCGTATTGTTCAAAATGTTGAATACCTGATTCTTCAGGATTAATATATGCTACATCATCTTCAGTAAATTCACCGTTTTCGTATTTACTTCTTAATTCATCAAAAGATGAAAATGATTTTTTACGTAAAGGTAAGTAAAGTTTATTTGTTGTTATTTTGTGAATCTCTTCACTAGGGTAGAATTTAAGCCACGTTTTATAATCCGGGGTTACAAAAAATGAATCTTCATCATAAGGTATTTCTCCTATACGATATACAGTCATTGTTTCTTGTATTAAGCTTTCACTTTCTTCTTCTTCTTTTATATCTTTCCAGATTTCTCCTTGACGGCATCTAACAATTGCTCCTGATCTATAAGCTGAAGGTTTATCATATTTTGTTCTAGCAATACGGAGACATCTATCTGCTTTTTTTTCAGATAGTATCTCTTTTATTAACTCAGTTAAATATGTTTTATTTACCTTGGCCACAGTATGCTTTCTTGTAATTTTTTGAACTCTTCAATGCAGATGTTTTTGCTTTAGAATGAACCCCTGGTCTTTTTACTTTTGGTTTTTCTACCTTTGCTACTGCCGTGTTTGTTTTTACTTTTGACATTTTACCCTATTTTGTTATAAATAGGCTTAATCTTTTAAATGTTTTTTAGCGTGAGTAAGAAACTCCTGTAGATTCTTTAATGCTTTTTCTTTTACTTTAGTATCATTATTTGACCAATCCTCTACATCTCCTTGTTCGGTAACAAAAGTATCTGTCTGATTTATTTGTTCTAGGAAATACTGCTCCATATCCTGGAGAAATACTTTTAGTCCTCCTTTAATCATTGATTCCTCATACTGTTTATAAAGACCTGCTTTTCTTAGAGTAGCTTCATATTCTACAGTACAAGGATCAAAACAAAAACCATGTATCTTATACATTTTTTGAGCAAGCCAATGCTTCATAGGTCCTCCGCATTTAGGGCATTTTAAAGGCATTTGCATGGCTTTCTTAGCAGCATCTAGTTTAGTTATGTTCTGTTTGATACCATCCTTGATTGTCCAGGTACGTCCGCTTTCCTCCCATACATCTCCTTCGTTATGGATTTCATATTGCTTTTCATACCCTACCCCGGCTGTTGTTTTTGCTGAGAAGTCTTTCTTTACTAAATTCCTAACTCTTTCTACGTCTTTTGACTTGAATTCTTTCTTAAGTAAGCTCTCGCCCATAACCTAACTCTTTTAGTTTGTTTATAACTGATTGGATTTCTCCATCTTTTACCTCTAATGCAATTCCTCCTTTACCTGCAAATGCAGATAGGTTGGAAGGCTTATCATCTATTAATATAGCATTTTCATCTGCAAAATCCGACTTAGCTTCTCCGAATCTAAATTCCATAGGCGGTGCAGGAACTAGATGTTCTTTTACCCAAAGTCTTTTTCCTAATCTTGAAGCATTGTGTTTTGAAGGTGAAGTAAGTATTATTGGATTGTATGGCTCTATAAAAGACCATAATGCTCTTCCATTTTGCATCCATTCCATTCCTGACCAGAAATCAGGACCTAATTCATCTATGAAACGCCAGAATTCTGTTTCTCCTTCTAGTTTTTCAAAATGCTTTGGTCTTGTTACTTGATTTATTACTTCTTTTGAGTAGTATTTAGGACCTTCTCTTCTTAGTTCATCAACAAATCTCTTTTCAAAATCTGTTAATACTCCGTCCATATCACAATAGATTTGGTATTTTGGTATGAAGTCTGATTCTTCTAATAGTAAGTCTGCTAAATTTCCCATAACCTTTTTTTATTTTATAGTGGTTGTCTTATTCCTAAAGCTGGCATTCTCTTACGCCATAGTGCTAATATTTCTTCTTTTTCTTGAGGTTTAATTTTTTGAGCGTCTAAGTATGTATTCACAACATCTGCAAATGGTCTTCTTTCTTTTTTAGCTCTAAGATACATTCCCTGTAGATTTGCATCTACTTCTTTTGGTAGTAGAAAATATTCTTTATTTTTTAATAACTTTAATTTAATTAAATCTCGTATATATTGATCATCTTCCATGTACTTACCTAAATTTAGATTATCTGAATTACCATGGGTTAGGTGTTCTATTTCGTGTCTAATAACATCTTTTAGATTCATAGAAATTTCTTCCCAAAATTCAGGTAGCATTGTAGGATCAATTTGGAAGGTTACCATAATAGCATCATCATATTCTCCTTCTGGTGAATAGTCTGCTCCTCCGTCTACTTTAAGTTTTTTAGTTCCTTGTCTTAAACCTAAGGTAGCTCGCACATCAAAACTTACATCATCCGATTCAAAAAAATCGCTAAAGCTAGAAGTTTTTTTTCCTGCTTCTACTTCTCTTTTCCAATGATTAAAAATAGCACTGCTAACTTGATTTGTTATTGTATCGTATCTTCCTTCCGCCATAACCTTTTTTTTTGAATCACCATTTTTTATATTATCCTCCCATTCTCTGAAGAGCATATTACCTTTTAGATAAGCTTCTTTCTCTATTTCTCTAAGGTAATCATCCTCATTTACATTACTGGTATTAATTCTACCACCACCTATTCTTCCTTCTAGATTCTGAATATGATGAATCATTTCATGAGTAAAAGATCTACAAACATCTTTAGGATGTCTTCCTAATACATAAAGAACTACTTCTTGATTATTTGGATCATAGTATGCTGTTTTTCCAAAGAAATTACCTGCTTCTTGAGGATCTTTTTTAATTTTAATTTCAGGAAAAGGTGTTATTTTCATTCCCTGATCAAGCATATATCCTAATATGGATGCAAGATGTGGTGTATAATCGAAATCATTTACAGCACATTCGTTTAACTTACCTTGAAATGGTGTATAGTCAAAACTTATAGGATTTTCTACCTTATTGGTTATGACTATTCTATCTTGTTGAAAGTCTATTTTAAATCTTTCATCAGGTACGTACTGTTTTAGGTCGTCGTATAGTTTATTTAATTCTGCTCTATCGGCAGAAGGAATTGCAGATGATGCTGCAATAGGTGTTCCTGAAGATCCTTCTTTTACTATCTTCTTTGGAAAGAAGTTATTAAATACTTCTTCTATACTATCTGACATTTTATCTTCTATTGATTTTGGAGTCACTATATCTATGATTGTTTGCTTATCCTCTTTTGATACAACAGATGGAATCCATTTTCCTGATAGCATATATTCTTCTGACTTTCTTATTTCAGTTGCTGAGAATTTATCATCTTCTTTTGCTACAATAATAGGTAAATCAATTAATTCTACCTTAGGGTATTTGTCTTTATTTTTTGTAAAATAAGAAAATTTACCTCTTTCATCAGCCATTGTTCCTGTAATGATTTTATCTACTTTATCTTGATTTTGATCAACCCAATCGTAAATATCTCTAATAGGAGTTACCTGGCTTATTTGTATTTCAACTGGAGTTGCTAGATATTTAGCGTATATTTCCCAAATAGCTTTAGATTGCTGTGCAGTGATTTCTACTCCTTCTCTTACTTTTGGTCCGATAAAGATAATTAATTTATCTGTATTTTGAGATAGTAATTTAGCATTTTCGTAATGTGCTTTATGGGGTGGTTTGAATCCTCCAGCATATAAAGCAACTGTATTTGATTGCTCATCTAATGCTTCAGATAGTGTTTGTGCTACTTTTTCAAGTGCAGCTTCTTTACCAGCTCCTTTTGGTGTTCCAACCTCTCCTGATTTAACAGAAACCATACTTCTAAAGGTACCGGCTATTCTATTCTTTGATCTTGGATTAGTTAATTTTCTTGCAATATCATCTAAAAGATCTTCAAAAGAACCGTCTATATTAAATCCTTTAAATAGTATTTTTATTTGACCCCAATTTGCTGAACTCCAAATATCTTCTCTAGCTACTTCTTTAAAATTATCTAATTTAACTTTTCTTAAAGTAAGTTTTACTGATGATAGATTAAATTCAAATTCTTCATCTTTTGCTAATTCAGGTACATTGTTAATACCCATTCTTCGGAATACTTCTTGCGGATCTTCTTCAAGTAAGATTACTTTTGCTAATCCTATTAGTAGTCCTTGCTTTTCAGCTGGTAAGTCTAGGAATGATCCTTTATAATTTTGCTCTTCTTCCGATACTGCTATGATGTTATCTACTTGTATAAACTCATCAGTTTTTCCTTCAATCGGGAAAAGTACAGAAATAAGTTCTCCTGAATTGTAGAATCTTCTACCAGCGTATTTTTCTGATTTAAAAGGAACAATAACATTGGAAGGTAGTTTACCTATTGCATCAATAATTCTCTGCTTTACTTCTTTTTTATCATCTCCTTCAAACCAAACAATAATGTCCAAGTCACCAAAGTCAGCTTTTGAGCCTGCCTTCACAGATCCTGATAAAGAAGCTTTTTTGAATCCAGGTATTGCCTTTAGTACTTCATCCACATACTTGTTGAATGTAGCTTGTACGTCTTGTTTTAATATTCTATTTCCTCCTGCTACTCCTGACATATTATGCTGTTTTATAAGGTATTAATTTAGAATCATCTGGAAGGAATTTACCTTTTAGTTGTAATCTATCTTGATTGTCAATCCAATACTGTTGTAGATCTTGAGGTATATCTGCTCTTGTTGAATCTAATATCTTCAGATAAGTATCATATACTGCATGAAGATCCTGTTCAGATAATTCATTTTTTAATGCATCAATCAATTTAAAGTAATCTGATAAAGTATCTCTATCTAGATTAGTTCCGTATAGTTTGTTTAACAGAGCAATTGCTTGATCTGGTGTATTTGCTGCTATCTCTTGAGATTGTTTATCTTTTACCCCATAGTTATGAGAGAATGTAAATCCTTTATGTGAAAATAGGGATACAAGAAGCTGTGTTCTATGTAATCCTTTTACATTTCCTTGATAAGTTGCTGAGTAATAGGCAAACTCTAACCAATCTACATCACCGATATTAATATCAATCTGTACATTATCTCCTACTGTATCACCTGCTTCTGTATATTGGGGGAATAAAAGGAATAGGGTACCTGCTCCTGATCCTTTCATATCAGCCATTATCTCTGTATTTGCATTGTTAATCTTTTCAGCAATAGCAACTACTACTGCTCTTTTCATTAACTGATCATCTGTTGAAGTTCTAGCTCTTTTTTTAAATGCTTCAAACAGTTTCATGATATGATCTCTATCCAATCCCCAATCATCAACATCATCAAAAGAAGATCCTGCCATAGCAAGATCAATATCTCCAGATACATCTTTTTTCCCTACCGAACCTAATGTTTTCATTGTAGAAAAGTGCGGTTCAGCTTTAGAGAATATAGTTTTAAATTGTCTTAAGAATTCCTTAAGAGTTGGTTTTATATCTTCTTTCTTTATCGGTGCTGTATTTCCGAATACGTTTCCTCCCATCTACTACTTTTTATGTTTATTTTAAACCAAAATCCTCATAACTATACTGCTCATCTTCAGGTAAGTATGAGTTATACTTGTCCACATCTTCTTCAGTATTTATGTCCATTTCTGGGTCAAATCGATAAACCAGCCCTTTATCTTCTAGAGCGTCTAGCATATCATCTACTGCGTATTCATTTTCTGGGTCTAGTTTGATTGTGTTTTGCTCTACATCATATCCTTCGTCAGCAAGAAGCTGTAATGCATGGTATATGTTAGAATTGGGCATTATTACAACTGTAGAAGGAACTCCATCAAAACCAGGATCGCCTAGTTTAAATACTACATTATCTCCTTTTTCGTATCCTACTACAGCAGAGTATTCCTCTCCATGTCCATGTCCTCCCCCTTTAAAGTCTGTTACAAATTTAATTTCTCTATCTTCTTTTAGTAGTTTTGAGTTAGTAGTTAATTTATTCTCTACTAAGAATTTTTTTAAGTTAAAATCTTCCATACTTTTTTATTTACCTAAATATAAGAATATTATTTCAAATATCCAACGATTATATTAAATAAATAGTATTAAAGTTTGATAGTAGTTGGATATGAACTAAAGATTGGTTCTGTGGTTGGGTTTTCCATTTCATATAATCTGTAGATCAATTTGAATAGTTCAAAATTCTCTTCTATCTTATCTACGACTTTTAATTCCCATCCTTTTCCTTGAAATTTCTTACCGTTTTTATCTTCTCCTCTTGTAGATGCTTTTAACCAAAGGATACCTGTTCTATCGATTTTAATTCCTTTTGCTTCTTCAATTGATTTAGCATAAGCTGCTAATTGTAGTTCATAAGATTTATGTAATGAATTTGATGTTTTAAAATCAATTAACCAAGTCTCTCCATTTATCTTACAAACGCAATCGGCTGTTCCAGCATATTTATGTATATCTGAATAAGTAAATTCTTCTGCAAAGATTAGTTCCGGTTTTGCTTGTAACCAAAATTGCTGGAATTTAATAATCATTCCCCATACAAGTTCGTTGTATCTTGCATTACCGAAATCATCCATCCAGCTAATCTCTTTTCCTTCTAGTAATTCTTCAATTGCATTATGAACTTGTGTACCTTCATCTCCGGCTCTTCTCATAATGATATCGGCATTATGTCCTACATCTTTTAACCAAGATTCAAAGAATCTATTCTTTGGTACATATTGTAAGATTGAGGTAACTGAAGGATAAAATACTCCTTCTGATCTTTGATAAACCCTTCTATCTAGAAAATTAATTTGCTTTAGTTCTGGTTTAAAGTCCAGTCTTTTTTTTGCATGCTCTGTTAGGATGTTTGCTCCTTTTTGTATCATGTTATGATAGTTTATAGCGAAGAAGCTTTCCTAAGTCCATTTCTTCAGCCTGTTGTACATATTGAGTGAAATTTTTAAATCCCATCTCACTTGGATCTTTGTCTTCCATATCAACTAGGTAGACCCTTTTACCCATGTTTAAAAACCTTTCTGTGTACTCTAATGCTTTTTTAAATGCATCTTTATCAAGTGCTATGTAAATATCTTCCACCCTACTATCGACTATTTTCTTTAGTAATGATTTTGATAGTGATTTTCCTAATATCGGAACTGCATTTCTTTTAACTGCTATTGCATCAAACACACCTTCTACCAATACAATTGGTCTATCCCAATTGATCAGATTCTCGAAGCCTATAATGTCTTTTGATGTTTCTGGATTGCGGTATTTATTGAAAGCATTCTCATATGTTCTTCCTATAAAGAAGTTTAATTGTCCAGATTCATTATAAGAAGGTACTATTATTCTTCCTTCATAATCCCCGGAGGTACAATATCCTATATTATATTTTAGGAAATCTCTATCTGTAAATCCTCTCTTATATAAATAGCTTCTTACTTTATTTGCTATAACGGAAGTATGTGATGCCGAGTAGATTGGTTTGAATTCTTTTGGTAATTCAACAGTATTCTCTACTTTATATCCTATCTCATCTCCCTTTCTAACATATCGTAGAATTTCATAGGCCTGTTCGGCAGGTACTTGTAGTTGCTTTAGTAATGATTTAATTGTCTTTCCTTTAAATCCACATACCCAACAGGCAAAGGTATTTTCTCCTTTCTCATTGGTATGAAGGTTTATTTCTAGTTTTGGTTTATGATGATTGCATTTTGGACATGCAAATGCGTAGTTCTCCCTAGCTTTTTTGTAGGATTTACCGAGTATGTTTTCTAAATAACCAAGTAGTATAGGACTTTCCATACTCATAATATATGAAAAAAGGCCTGTAAAAACAAGCCTTTCTTTGGTTATTTCAATTTCTTAAGTATTAATTCATTTTGTTTTATCAGATTAAATGTTTTTAATACTGATTTTCTACTCTTATTTGTCCTAGTTCTTTGCGGTGATGTATGATTTCCTCTAGCCATTATACGTCTATTATTTTTACCTTACCTGCTCTATCTTGCATTACATTATCCATTTTAACTGAACCTCCTGGTCCTTCTAAGTCTGGATAAATTCCTAATGTCTCTGCTTCATCATAAATATCCTCAA